ATTGTGCCTCCCCTGAATCGCTTTTGCGCTCTAAAAGGTTTAACTTCATTAAATAATCACTAATAGCATTTTTTGTTTGGAATGAGAACTCGATGCCATATTTCTGAAAACGCTTATATAAATCTTCCATGCGTATTCTCTCACCCTTGGTTACCATGGCAACAAGGAATAATAGCATTTCTTCATCCAGCGTAAGAACGCTGTGCTCCCTTCGTTTTTCGTAAAGCTTGATACCTACCAATGAATATAATGCAACCTTCATTCGAGGGTAATCTTTCGATTGCAATTCTTTACAAAGGCGTAAAAGTTTATCTACGAAACCCTTATAATCTTCTACATTTGTAGGAATCTCTTCTGGAAGTGTTCCTTTCTCTGTGTGACGACCGTCTAATATCTTTCGCTTTAGAGTTTGGTAACGTTCTAATACGGTTTTACAAGCAATCTTTGCTTCCTCATCAAAATCCATTTCGTCGAAACGAGCTAAAATCTCCTGAAAAGTCATCAGCTCATCCTCATCCTCGAACATACAATTGAGAATATCAAGAGCCTGTGCATATGCAGACATTTTGTTGAGGAATTTGTCTGGAAAATGATCATTTGCCGACCATCCTTTTTTTACAGCCGGTTGTCCTTCAGAGGCACGCTCCCATGAGAGCATGAAAGTGATGGCAATCGGTTTGTCTGTGGTTCGCTCCCAATTCTTGTCGTTCATAAACATTAGTGTTTGCATAATGGAATATGAAGCGTAAAAATAAAGCATCAAAGGGAGATATTTTACTGTAACATTATTGTTTTGTTTCAACAGCCATTTGATGTCTTCTGCGAATTGTTTTTTAACGAATGGTAGTACAAAATATTTATCTTTTTCTTCAAATGAATGAATAGATTCTTTTTGTAAACACTCGTTTACGATAGTACAGAATAAATCTTTTTCTTTTGCATCTATATCTATATCAACGCCATCAGCAATTGATACATAATAATCTGCTATTTTGGGTTGACCGCTTTTATATTTTTTTACTTTAGTATCTTTTTCGTGTGCTTTGTCGAAATATTTCATTGGCACATAGGCAAAGAAGGGTAGGTCTATGACATTTAATGTTTCATTTTCAAACATCACATCGTTGAAGACCTTAATAAATCGATTGATGTCGTCTGCAGGCATCTTGAAATTGTCTTCTAGTTTCTCACGTAAAGTTTTTTCTGTATCTTGTGGACTGTATATAGGATCTACATTTGAAAAAGTTTTGAGACGAAAAAATTCACCTACGACACCATTTAGGCCGCAAGTTCCATCATAAACGCTGCCGCTGACAGGATTAAGTGTAAAGGGAAGCAACTTCTTTTTTCCAGTCTGAAAGTTGTCTTCTAATTTATCCTTCGATATGCCATCGTTTTTATCTACCTTATGTTTTATGTATTCCTTAAGGAAGTTTGTTGCTGAAAATCCTTTCATTGTAATGTTACTTTTTTACCAAAGGTACGTGATAATGTTAATTGTTTATTGTCGGAAGTGAGGATGATAATCCTGTCTTTGAAATCAGTCTGTTTCACCAGGTTATTTATAAACTCACTAAACAATAGGTTTTGGTTGCGATCGTCCGTTTGAGCTAATTTTCCTCGTTGGATTCTGCAAAGAGTCTCATATAGCTGGTATTCAACTTTGAGTGAGATCTGCGTATTTATTTTCCATTTCGTAACAATCTCAACAACAAATTTGTTCCGGTTGTTTTTATCGAATGGTACAGAGTCAGAAGGGTCTGATTTTAAATTGTCGCAACTTGTAAACAATTTGTATTCTCGCCCCTGAATATTGAGCGGAACAATGTTGTTTTTGTCTGTAAAGGAACCATAGTAATGAGGAATGCTTCTTTGGATGGTTTCGTACAGAGGATACAATCGTTCTTCGTCATTTGCGTAGTAGCCGCAGAGAATCTGTAGAAAATCTCTGTACTCGTCTGATTCAGAGTGGTATTCCATCAAGTGCTTGACTCGAAATAGAAGTTTGGAAATATCCTCAACATTATTTCTGTTGTTTTTGAAATATTCATCTAGAGTCTTGAAAAAAAGAGGATGTAGTTCATTCTGGAGCTTGATGAAACAGTCCTCCTCTGGTAGCGAGATGGATGTAAATAGTTCAGACAAGTAGTCATTATGTTCGATGCTGCCATATTTCAGAGGATCAAGCTTAGACAAGCAATTCAAAATCTTGTTATCTCCGCCAGCAAATAAAATGTTAGGTAGCAGCGATTTGAAAAAGTCTTTACTTGACTTGAATGTTGCATAACTTTCAGGTACAATTATCCTAAAAATGAAATCGAAAAGTTCACGTGGAGTCAGCATCAACTTAAAGCGAATGATGGCTTCTATAATGATTTTCACGATTGCATCTTGAATTTCTGGTATACATAGAAATTGATAATTTACATAACATGGATCAAAATCTGTACCAATCGGAGTGGATTCTTTGAATGCTGTAAAGAAAATGTTTTTGTAATTCTTGCTTGTTATTTTTTCAAGAGCATTTTTGATAAAAAGAGAGTCAACAGGATAGTCGGCATCTTTTTGTTCTGGGAAGAGTTCAAATATTTGATGATTTGCAAAAGATACAATTCTTACGTGTTCTGTTTCCTCATGATGCAGATTGTCTTCATCAAAGAGAGACTTGGCGCATTTTACGATTTCCTTAAATTCTTCTTGAACTTCCGTATCATCAATAAAGGCGCTGAGCTTACCCATGTTGATAGCTACCAACATTTTAGAATTGGTAGTATGCAAAGTTTTATCTTTAAAGTCTGAAAGAAAGATCTTAAGCGCATCGATAGATTTTACTTTTGGCCAAGGACTCTCGGATGCATCATTTCTGAACTCGAAGTCTTTGTAATCATTTTTTAGTGTAGAAATTATGTGTGATTTACCATCGCCAGCACTACCTACAAGTAACAGAATACCTCCACCTTTTTGGCGGATATCATCCATAGCTCTTCTGACCGCCTTGTCGATAGGGCGGTCTATATGCATATAATCATCAAAATCATCAAGTTCCAAACCGCTTTGAACTGATTGCTTGGAACCCTGGCTCAGTCTTCTGAATGCCTTAACAAGTTTGGTCTCATCCATGTTCTTATTCCTCCCAGTTTGCTGGATTGATTGTTAATTCATATTTCATTTGGAACAAAGGCTTGATCTTTTCCCATTTGTCCGCAAATGTTTCTTTAAAATCTCTATATGTTGCAAGTGATTTGCAAGTTTTTGTCGATGTTGAATGTTCTTGTTGGTAGGATTGATTCCTTAAAACAAATTCCTCAAACGACATTTTCTTATAGAATTGCGGTTGGTTACACCAACGTGCTATTATAATCCGCAAAACGATATGTTCGACAATCGTAAAACGAAGTGATGTATTTTCAAAACGAAACGTATTTTTTCTGTTTCCCCTCCATTATAAAAATAATGTGATTATAATTGCTTTTTAACGGCATTATAATCACATTGTTTTTATCGTTGCGAGCCAGCTGTACAATGTATGAAAATTCTATCTATTTTTCTCATAAGCTTATAATTTTGATTCGTCAAATATTTTAATTATTACCAACACCCCATTTGGAATATTTCATAATATCATATAACCATATCACGCGTTCAGTCCAAACATCTTCAAATATACCATTAGCATTTTTGAGAGACGATTGATATCTCGAGCAGATACATTCTAAAGAAATCATCTGTCCGCATTTTACCGTCACATGACCTTCAACATCATAGTTGTACGTTATATTTATACCATTTGCCATCCATTTATAATAATTGCTTTTAGATATCAAAGTGCTTTCTATCCTCATATCAAATTCTCTACCGTCATACTGACTTGGTACGTTATAAATAATAACCGTTGAACCTACCAAACTTCTGGCCAAATTGTTTTCTTCTTTGATAAGTGCTTCAAATTCATCAGTATAATAACCATCACTATAATCAACGTAATCTACCAATTTGGTACATGGTAGCTTAAAGGTTGTGTCAAATGGGCACATTTCAAGCCAACTTCCACTTTTTGGAATGTCAATGTATTGCGCTTTTGAACCAAACGGATAGTTTGTATATACAGGTTTGGTATTTTTGCATTTATACATGAATCCAGTTAGGAATAGATTGTTTGTTTCAATAAAAGAACCATTTATCTTTCCATTACTTCCAAACAGCGCTATTGGTTTTCCTCCTTCTGTCTGTGAAACTTTAACCCTATCACCATATATTTCAACGGAATCTTTATTGATATTGATTCCTGCTGTCTTCAATTCAGTCTTTTCAACAATGTCGGTTTTCTTCTCTGTCCATTCTGATACAACAGCACCTTCTTCAATCTTTGGTTTTGTTATTGATACAGTCCAACTTGTTACACCGCTTTGGTCTTGGTTCTTTGGAAATTGCAAGTAGATGAATTCAGGCAATCTTTCCTTGAACTTGAAATGACTCCATACCTTCTGTTGTTTATCAGATAGGTCTTTTACTTCAAGCAACACTCCATAACCATCTGTTTTTCCATCACCGTTTGCTTCATATAATGGGGCATCTTGTTGCTCTTTACAATAAGCCCAAGGTGTATTTGTAGGCTTGTAATACACATAAACACCCATGTACTTTGCATCACCCTTAACCTCAAAACTTATTGTATAATCAGTATTCAATTTGAAGGCTGTATTGTCTATCTCATAAAAGGTATTATAATCGTCACCCAATGTTGCAGATAACTCATAAGCATCACCAACAAGTTTCTTAGTTCCAACAACTCTTATAACATTACCACCAAGTTCAAAGGTTCTTGAATTATCAATCAAGTTAGCACCGACATAATCATAATCTTTATCTGATAATGTCCAACCGTTGTATTCTGCACCTTCCTCAACCATTGGTCTGCAAATCCAGGCTTGAATCCGTCCGCTACCTACGTTACAACCCTCCCAAAAGTTGAATGCAATATAATCAGTTTTCGCATCTGTTGTGTCAATGACAGTTGTGAATAATTGCCATTCATTATATTTTGGCGAAAAAGCGTTTGGTGAAAGATATGTGGCTTGACCTTTTCTCTCTGCATTTGTTTGATTATCTGTATAGATTGCTTCAAGATAAAAGTTCGCATTAATATCATTGGTCTTATAGTAACATGATATTGTATATTTCTTTCCTTTTTCAATCTTGATACTTCTTCCACCCTGTGAACCATCCCAGTACACACCTACATAATGAAGATTTCCTGCTTCGGTATCATCAATGACTTTGATACAGTTTGTACCTTGATACCCACTGTTCATTTCAATTCTCGCATCATTGGAAATAATGAAGTCATTGGTTTGTTTTCTGAAATCACTTCCCACAAGCAGATTGCGCCTTGCTATTGACTTCTCGCTTACCGAGAGTGCGATATTCTTACTATCTATTCTCAGAGATGCTTCTGAAGTTTTCAGATCTTTCTTACTGGCATATTGCTTCAGATCATCTTTATTGGCCTTAGTATTCAGATCATCCTTGCTTGCCTTCTCGTCGATGAGGTCCTGCACAGATTTCCCGGAAGACACCTCAAAATCACCAATGAACTTTGCCCCCTTTGCATCGAGATAACTCTGCCGATGATTCGACAGATCAAAATCATCGATGCCACGATATTGAGCAAAGCAAGGAGCCGTAAGACCCATATCGAGCGACTTGTATGCCGATATATATATAGCAGACTTTCTATCCTCATCAGTACCCCGATGGCCAAGCATGACAATAGAGTCAGACACCTCCGGCTGTACAGATCCGACGCGTACAGTGTCAGATATCAGGATATAATGATACTTAACCCCATCCTTATCAATAGGCGACAGGCTATCGTTCACCTCCGTAACGAGACTCCAGTAGTATTTATTACTCACTGCATGTCTCTTTCCGATCCTGGCTCTGTTGAACGACATACAGAGTGCCTGGTCGTTCACCTTCCACATATTGTCCCGCTGATGCCCATCTTCATCCTGACAGCGCCAGTAAAGCTTATATCCACCAGATACCTTCTCGACAATATCCACATCAAAGCCATCTGCAGGAGTAATCAAAAGCGCACCACCCATGGCTTTCACCTTGTCAATGATCAGCTGGAAGAAATGGGCAGCACCCGTCACCTCCAGGTTCTTTGTTTTCATCGTGCCGGTATTCGTGATATCGCCATCGTTGAGAACACCGCCGATATTGGTAATATTGCCATTATTCTCAATATCTCCGGTGTTACGAATAATTCCGGAGTGATTGAACTCACCGGATCCGGACATATTCCCCATATATACATCCCCTAAGAAACGGATGATGTTTTCAAAGTTCACCATGCCTTTAACCACCTGAGGATCCTTTGTCGCTTTCAGACACAAATACTGCAGTAATATTTCCGCATCCTCACGAAGGTTGCCCGCCTCGGAGGCGTAGGCTGCATTCTGTGCCGATGCTGCAGTACCGGCATAATTTGCCTGATCTGCAACTTCTGCCCGTTTAGCCTTATCAGCCCTGCCAGCGTGCTCAGCTTCAGATATAACTCCGGATATATACTTAGTCGAGGAAGAAGAACCGCCCGAACCTCCCGTCTTCTTCGGCTTGCTATAAGTTTTAATTTCTATCATATTATAATCCTTTTATAACACTATTAAAATCACTTTAGAACAACTCTCTCATCGTCACCACTGCAGTACCCTCAGTAAGGTTTCTGTCTATACCCTGCACATAGAACCGTTTGCCGATAACAGGAACACTAAAGATGCTCGCAAAGCTAAGACCCTTCTTTGGCTCGATGACGTTCTGCGTCATCACCACCCTCGGTTCGTGCCATTCCTGCCAGTACGCATCCACATACAACTTCTCCGGCTTATCCGCCAAGTTCTGGTTGCGGTCATAGATGCCGACAAGTGCATTCTTGGTCGCCTCGTTCTGTGGAGATGATAGTTTCACCGCATTATTTACCCCTAACGCCTTGCACTCCTTCGAGGTGAGCGCGGTGGTAAACCGAAACTCCAGGTCATCCTTTCGGTTGACGAAGTTTTCGCCGGTATCACTCTTATATACGATATCCTTTTCGTCACTTACCGCACCTATCTTTCCGTTATCGCTAACCACCTCTACCTTAAACTCCTTGAGCATGATACTATTGATCTCCTGCAGGAGAAGATGGCTATCCTGATACCACTTGGTATGTCGCCAGAAAGATGGATGCCTTCTCGTCACTTCATTCCATTCCGCATTCACGGGGCCGAGTATCTTAAACTGCACGCTACCACTTACATGATCAGACATACGGATAGGTATCGCAGTACCCTCTGCAGTAATACCCTTTGTGTATGGAGCATTCTTGCGGATCTCGAACTCCGTACCAATAATCTTATCCCTTAATTTCGGATCGATACCGATAGTAAAACTCTGTGCGTAATACTCATCATCTGTCGCGCACTCACTCCGCTCCTTGTATTTTTTCCACACAAAATCATCAGTATCGCCTTCGCCCTGGCTCGTGCCTCCTACCGCATTCTTATCGCCCTTATTGCATTCTACGACACATTTATCACCAATAATGAGCATACAGGATATAAGGCCCACTCGCTTGATTGTGTCAGTAGCAACACCTACGGCGCTATAGGCATATTCATGCTCCTGAGGACCTGTACCCGTGTAAGGATAGAAGGAATGAGAACTTTCTATCTCGTTAGCTTTACCATACACCGGTTCCTGGTTCCACTGTTCAGAATACCAATACTTGCGGGTATAATACCTTCCGTCTCCATTATTACGGCTCGGTACGGTTTTGCCCCAATAAGACTCAGGTTGCATAGGTAAATAATTCCAGCTTGCATCAAGCACCATACGACCATAGATATCCGTAACGTCCATTACAGGATTAAGAACCATTTTACCGCTGATTACGATATAATTAATCGTATCACTATCCACAGGCGAAAAAGTACCTCCACTCTTATTTCCTGTATATTCCGCAACAGGACATGATGCAAGAATATCCTCTTCGCTTGGCGAGCCACTTCTGCCCATGGTAGAAATGATCAGATAATTATCCATACTTACCGAAGTAACGAGGGAAGACGTATTACCGCCATTCTTACGCTCTATCTTACCGAAAGCACACACGCACGCACCGATACCGGCAGTAAGACCTTCATTCAGGATATCCTGCTGCTTGGTTCCGTCTGCGGGGTATTTCTCGTACATATCTATACGACTGCCGTTTTCTATTCCGTAGAACTTCCAGTTCGTCACAGCCTTGGGCCAGCAGAACCAGTCCACCTGACTGGCATCCTGCCAGTCTGTTTTCTCCCTTCCCGTCGTCATAGCTTTCATGCTATTGTATGCGGTTTTCCCTTCACCTTCAGCTATATACTCGGTCATGTATTTCTGGAAGTTTCCTGCAGCAATCAGAGAATCATCATCGAGCGGACTTTCTATCACATCATCCACTTCTGTCACATTATCAGTAAGCAGCAACTCGTTGTATGTTTCACCAATACTGATTTTTGTATCACAGTCAGCCACCTCAATATCCTTACCAACCAGATATGTAGGTATTTCAATACTCTTCTCGAAGCCTTTATCTATTCTATATAAATTCAAATAAGAATTTTTCCGTATCGACTCCCAGGAGAATATATAGAAGGCAGTACCTTCCTGCACAATATGCAGATTGAGATACTTCAGTATTTCACCAAGCACGTCTTCCTGTGTCCACATATCATCCTCCTTATCACCAAAGAACAGCAATTCGTTGATACTGATATTCTGGAATATATTATATATTTCGTCACCCGTTCCGTTACTCAACGCTTTCGAGCCGTCATACCATATCTCAAACGCGCCAGCTTCCCAATAATTAGCTGCATCGCTCACGCTATTCAGTATCTCGACAATAATATCATAGAAAGTACGCTGAGCCGCCTTACCTTTGAGCACATCATAAAGAACTGCTGCAGCACCCACATTCCGATAGTTGGAATAAGAGAGGGCAGAAAGGCAGTCGATACAGGTCAGCTCCACCTCGTCATAGTCTTCATTATAACCCTGACTAAATGCCTGAGGCTCGATATACCCCACAAAAATACTTTCATCATTCCGAAGGATATTCACCACGGCATCACGACAGGAACTGCAGAAGAAGTCCGGCACAAAATTCCTGCACAACAGGCGCACGCTTGCCTGATAGCAGAGTATATGATCAAAGGTGTCGTTTACCTGAGAAGTAATCTCTACAGGATCATCGGTAAAGAAAATGCCATCCTCTTCATTACCGATTTCCACACTTTGAGAATCATCACCATTCGTAATGATGATTACCGTAATCTTATCTTCCTGGTTATTATAAAAGTCTCCATAAAAAAACATAGTCTCTAAATTTTAATGTTACTACGTCGGCGATTGCTTCTCGTTTCATTCGCTACCGCCATCATTATATCACGCCCACGAAGTCGGCCGTTAATGCCAAGGGTAGCGCTTATGCCGCCACCGATGCCCTGCAGTCCTGCAGTATTCACCGACACACCCTGTACCGCCGCACCGTTGGCAATGGCAAAGAGGCGGGCCTGCTGGGCTGCGTTCAGGATCATCTCGCCAGAGTTGACCCTTACTAAGACCTTGTCGCCCGATGTCTGATTGCCGCCAACGATACCGCCAGTAGCAAACTGACTGATGGTGGATATGATGCTCGTAAGCTGCGCCGTACCCGATATACCGAAAGCGAGCCAGTCTATCCAGGTCTTACAGGTACTCATGGCCTGTGCGAAGGAAAGAACAAACTGGCCGATGGCTGCCGCCATCATACCTGCCTTGGCCGCTGCTGAGTCTCCACCCAACTGCTGCAGGGCAGACCCCAACATCTCGCAGCTGGCTCCAGCCACCGCCATACCCTTGGCGGTAGAGTCGCTTATGCCGTTAATATCAGCCAAGCCTGTGCGCACACTTTCAAAGTTACTTACATCAATATTAAAGAGCGAGGAGATATGATCATTGTCCCGTTCCTTGGTTTCCACCTCCGTATTGATGACGAGCGGCTTATCCAATAACTTTTTGCGCTCCGCCTCTATCTCTTCACTCAGCTGCGCAGTCAGATTGCTTGCAAACGTCTTCACGTCAAGTTTCGGAACATCTTCGATACCGACATCCACCTTCAGCATATACAGCTGGCGCTGGAGTCCTTCTATTTCTGCATTCAGAGCACGGGCAGTCGCCTTGTCGGCAGTAGCGTTGAGTTCCTTCTGCTTCTCGTTGATTTTCTCCTCATACCAGTCGATGCTACCTTCTAAGGCTTTCTTGTCCTCAGTTACTCCAGGAGTGTTTCCTGTATTAATATTACCGCCACCTCCGGCATTACCACCCGAACCGGTTGAGGTGTTGAGAGTAGGAGGTGCAGCACTATACCCTGCAGTATGCTTATAGCTGATATTCTGGTTCTGCTTGACAAGGGCTTCCATGCGCTTCTTGATGTTCTGCTCCTGTTGATACAGATTAGTCACCACTTTGTCAGCCTCTGCCTTCTGGCTGGTACCAGCCTTAGTTACGTACTTATACCACACACCGCCCAGAAGAAATGCACCAAGGTCACCCTTTTGCGCCTTTACCATCTCTTTCTGGTTTTCCGTACTAAACTTCTTGGTACGTCCGTTTTTATCATGCGTATAGTCGTATCGTTGTTGCTGCAGGTCGGCTGCCTGGTTGGCAAGATTGCGGATAGTGATCTCATTGATCATCTGATTACAGTAAGCCTTAGAGTTGGCGGTAAGCGCCTGATACCATTGGCTCACGGTAGAGTAGTAGCCCATCGCTTCGCCATACTTGGTGTTCATCTGCTGCACCATCGCCTTCTCCTGTTCCTTGCTCCCCTTGAAGTTCTTCAGGGCAGCGATATTCTGCATCATCTCGCTGCGCACGCTCGCTATCTGTTGTGACGTCTGTTGATGAGCCATCTTGGCTTCCTGCTCTGACTCCGAAAGTTTATCTACACTCTTGGCTGCATCGTCACTGCTATTCATGAGATAGTTGATAGCTTCAGTAAGCGCCACGATAGCGATACCTACACCTGTAGAGATCAACAGACTTTTGACCGCTACTCCCAATGCCCTCGTTGCTACAGCCGCAGTTGTAGCTCCAACCGCTTCTCCATGGATTGTAGCCGTCAACACCCTCACTACCGCCGTCATACCCACCTTTGCCCTGCTTGTCGCCTCGGTCACCACCGTCAGAGTACTGAAGGCTTTGATGACAGTATACAGCGAAGTAGTGAGCTTTACCACACCCGTTATAGTAATGGTTATCTGCGAAGCTATGGTGACGTATGGCGCGATTCCCTGTACGAGTGCACCCATCTGTTCCTTAATATCACCAAGAGTATTCTCCAGTTGCTTCTGCTTGCCCGCATCTGTCTTGGCCAGTTCGGCATTCATGTTGCCTACATTTTGCGTGATAACCTTAGCAAGCATGGCTGCACGCTCACTCTCGGTACCATATTGGAGCACCTTCTTCTGGGATTCGTCAAAGGTAATACCGACACGCTGCAACACTTCCACCTGTCCCTGCATTGCCTTACCCATCATATTACCAATACTTACGGCATCCTGATTAGTGGCATTCAGTCCGTTCTGCTGCGCCACAAGGTTATTCATGGCAGGAATAAGTACGTCGAGACTTCGTTTATTTTGCAGAAAGGTAGCCATCTGCTGCGCACCACTCAACTGCACCTCGTCGCCTATTACACCTAACTCCTGCTGCGCCGAACAGAGATTTTTAATACTCTGTATCTGTTCATCGGTGGCCATCATACGTTGGCGCATGATAGTCTCTATTTGGGTTTCCGCCACGAGTTGAACCTGATAAGCAGAGGTTAAGTCGCTTACCACACCCTGCAACTCACCGATAGAGCTTTGTAGCACATCAATGGCTTGCGATGTTTCCGCCCAGGTCAGCACGCTGCGTTTTGCCTTCTCGCTCTCATCTTGCACGGATCGTACAGCTCTGCCCAGTTGCTCTGCATCCATGGTTACCTTCTTAAAGGTACCCCTGTCATCCAGTTTTATCGTAAAACTTACTTCCTTTGCCATATTTATATTATTTTTGTTTGGTCGTTTCTAATTTTATGCTTATATTTGCAGCGTGTCACGTATTAAACAATAACACAATGGATAAAAAAACTAAAGTCGTCATCAAGAAAAGAGTCCCAAAGAATAAGATTCCAAAGGGTCTCACACAGATAATGTTCGCCCTGGCAATACTCTTCTTTATACTCTGCCAGTGGCAGACTAAGGTATTCTTCGATGGAAAACATTCTTTCGAGGTAGTGCTTGCCATGATGGTTTTCGGCAGTCTGTCCGGATTATCCCTCCTGTTTTTTCTCGGGCTTCTTGTTAGCAAACTAGGCGACTGAATTGTTCGATTCTGGTTATTTTAATCCCGCCCGCTTCTTCGCTGCCCGATACCTCTCCATGATTTCCTCACGACTCATCGGCTTTTTGTTCTTCACCCCTTCCTCTTCACTTTTCCCTCGTTCCTCCCACGGGAACCTCATGATATCCTGCGGCGTAAGCTTCGACTTAGAGTAAGGCTGCATACTGCAGAGACACTGCATTCTTATGCGTTCCCACCTGCCTCGCTCTCTGCTTGTCTGCATCTCATTCCATGCCTCATACGCTGCGTAAAACTCCGAAGGGGCACATCGGCAAAAGTCATCCATACTCATACCAATACACCCCATCGCGATACCCAGCAGATGTTCCACATCCGTAGGTTCATATTTCTCCGAGTCAGAACCTATGGCTTCGTCTCGGCTTTTTTTTTCTCACTTTCTTCGTTCATTGCCGCATTCCAGGCACTCACGTCGTCCGGAGTGATCAGACAACAGAATGTCTCGAAATCGACATCAAACTCCACTCCGTCGGCCTTACAGGCGCTCACGATGCAACACCACATAAACATGAGTAATTCTTCTATGTTATTAGCGTCCATGTCACTCACGTCCTTCTGCAGATTTCTCTTAAACAGAAGCATTGCTCCCATTGAGAGGCGGCAAGGCAATTCCCTGCCGCCTACATTAATCATCGTTTTTTTCATTAATACACACAAAATAAAAATAAGAGACAGTATTTTAGCTCAATTATTTAGAATGTCCTGTAGCGCTGCTCGCGCCGGACTGCAGACCATTAGTCAGCTTTTCTACCTTGCCGTAGTTCTCCAGCTGCACGGTGTACTTGGCATCATCGCCCGCCTGGCCGTCCAGATCGAGAGAGGTAATGATGTACTTACCCTTATATCCGCCAGCCGTCTTGCCGGTACGCTGACCAGCCTCACGAATATTGTAGCTCGCATTTACAGGAGTACAACTCAGCATCAGGTCCTTCAGTTGGTCGTAAGTAGGAGCACCCGAATCGGCGTCCGTACATACCAAGCCGTCGGCAGAGATACTCTCCGAGAAACTCTTCACGTACTTCTCTTTCCACTTCGCACCTGCAGCCTCCTTGGTCATACGTTCACCCGTCTCAGCCGAGGTGGTAATCTTACAACCTGTGCTGAAGGCCAATGCGCCATCATTCACGGAGAGGATAAGATCAGTACCGTCCAATATATTTTCCATATCAATACTTTTTATGATAACTTACTAATAGATAGCCCGCAAGGGCTACCCCTAACCACACACAAATTAATATCATCAACGAACCCTTACTACCTTCGGGAGGTTTCTTCTCTTCCACGCTTTCTACGCTATTATAATTGCTTTCTAACGCCGTTCGCTTGATCTTAGAAGAATTTACCGAAGTAGAACAGGAGTTATTTTCACCTTCGAGTATAGCTTGAGCTTTTGCCGTACCATATCCCTCGATGCGATACCCGCCGCTATCCAATGGCTTGATGAGCCACGTCTGCTGCCACTGCTGGTCAGTCGTCAGACTTTCCGTTGTCAGACTCACCGCTCGCGTCGTGTCTCTGCTTACGCCGCTGTCTTGGCTTACGCTGCTTGCCTGTTGCATCTGCTGCGTCTGGGTCACCATCGTCTTCTTGGTTCTGCAGCTCACTACTAACAGGACAAGAAGCGCGATGAGGACAAAGCTGAATAGCCTCGATAGCCCGCGTGAGCTTATTGAGTGCATAGCGGGTGCGGGCGTTCTCCTTGTTGAGTTCCCCGATAGCCTTTGCATTATCTTCTGCTGCATCATTCAGTTCTTTTTGTTTTGCCAGGAGTTCCTTGCTCACGTCGCCATACATCTCCTTGAAGGTGTCATGTATGCGCTTCGCCTGCTCGGCCTCCTTCACCTTTCGATTGGCTATCCAGGCAATAGCAGCACCAATGCCGCCCGATGGGATAGCCCACTGCAGTATATTTAGTATGATGTCTGTCATCGCCTTTCAAACCTTTCTTAACCTAATAAACTATCAACTATTACTGAAAAAATCTACACTTGCCTGATACCTAACGAGCGAAGCCATTCCTGGACATCAAAAGACGGGCAGGCTTTCTTTGAATTTAACTCGTTATGTCCAACAATACGGATTTGAGGGAAGCGGTTGTGGAAGTTTCTCACATAATCGGCAAGAGCCCTCTTCTGCTCCAGGGTGCGGGTGTCGAGCGGTTTACCGTCGTACTCGCTTACACCTCCTGCATAGACAACATGCCGGCTCACGGCATTATAGCCAGCAGCACCATTGGTAATCTCCCATGGGTCCACTTCCGCATCCTCGTTGTTATCCACCAGGCGCTCTATACTACCATCCAGATGTACGAGATCAGTATAGCCCACCTGCTTCCATCCTCTGCCGCCCTTGGCTGGAGGATCGCAGTGCCAGTGCCGGATATCGGCGGCTGTCACCTCCCGACCTTCCGGCGTGGCAGTGCAGTGGATTACCAGATATTTCATTTTCGCCATACGGTTAACCAGCGTTATAACCTGAACGGATTACACCACCGGCATCCTCCTTCTTAGGCATACAGATGAAGTAGTGGCGGTAAGACACCAGGTTGCGCTGGTACTGAGGGTCGCTCTCGGCAGGACTGTAGTACATCTTTGTAGAGCCTGTGGCCTTGAATACACGGGGCACATAGAATGCGAACGAACACTGGAACTCGCCAGCCTTAGGTGTAGCGCCCAAGGTGTTCTTCACGCCTGCAGTGCTGTAGGTAGGACAGGCACCGTACTCGTAGATGTCGAAGCCATAGAGACGGCCTACAGTGCCGTCAGTGCGGTTGATGTTATACTGCTCCTTGAATGCCTGGTCGGTCTCCAAGAGGTCGTTCACGTGGTCCGTACAGAGCACCAGACGACGGTCGGTCACAGGCACGCCTAATGCGTCGAGCTTACGCTTCAGGGCCACAACGTCGTCAACGCAGAGCTTGATGCGCTTGGTGGCGGCATCCACTGCGCCAGTAGTCACGAGCACAGGGGTCTTGTCTGTGTTCTTCGTAGGACAGAGCGCATGGGCTGCCTTGGCATACTTAGCGTCGTTCAGGGCGTTGGCGCAGCTTTCCTTCACGCGGGCCATCTTGTCGTAGCTGAGCGCATACAGCTCGTCGTCGGTCACTGGCACCACCTTGGTCTGGAACTTGTCAAGCGAGAAGGTCTTATCGCCGTCCTCTAAATCCTGTACGTCCAGTGGGTAGGTGGTGTTGTTGACGAGCACCTGCGGATCGGCACCCACATCCACGAGGTGAATCACGTCGTTGTTGACGATTGAACTCTGGTCGGGCACACCGTTGAGCCATGCTGCATCCAGTTTTCCGCGGAGAGCCTTAATCAACTCACCCGTCCATACTTCGGTCAGCACGCCATCACATGCCGCATCCTCAGGCATAAAGCTAGGAAGTGCGATAGCAATAAGACAAGCCACAGCAGCACCACCCATAGGACTGCAGCCCAATAATGAAGCAATAACTCCACCTACAATGGCATTGAAAAGCAATGCCGATGCAATCTTGATAAATGTTTTCTTATTCATAGTTATATCTTTTTTATCTTTAAAAAGCAAGAATGCTCTTTTTACCTTTTTACCTTTAAACATTAAGCTGGTTCAAATCCATACTCCGCCTTGTAGAGGCGCACGAATTCGTCGTGGTGGTTATCGTGCAGATCCATCATCACGTTGGCTGGCACGGCACTCAGCTTCTCGTACTTCGAGTAGTCTTGTGGTTCTGCCACGATATTACCCTTGTCGGTTCGGTGCAGGGTTGCCGTAATCTTGCCCTGTGGCTGCATGGCAGACAACGTGATGTTTAACTGATCCAGACCCAACTTCTTGCCTAACTCTATGAAGTGTTCCTTCATGCCTGCAGCAAGTCGTTTCTCTGTAATGGCAGTTTCCACCGCACGGGTAACAGCAGCCAACTCCACAGCCTGCTGCTGTGCCTGGAGCGTCTGTACCTGAGTCTCCAAGGCGGATGCCTTACCTGCCGCGAGACAGAGACTCACGAGCTTCTGATTCACTTCTTCTTCCGTTGCGGTCTCCTTCAGACCCAACTTGATCGCTAAATCTTTTAATTCCATTTCTTTCTTTTTTAATGGGGTTTTACTTACATTATCTAATAGAGGAAGAACACCACCAATGGAGTCCTGTCCTGCTGAAAGTGAGATTGTCTTACCTTCATGAGTGAGCACGATGGCGTCATCATTGCCACCAATATCTACCACACTCACCTCGATGAGTTTCGATTTCGTCACCGTCGGTCTCTGCTGACCCTCGGCGAGCAGCTGCTTATCGTCGCTCATCTCCAAGATCTGAAAGTTCGGGCTCACCATTTTCACGCTACCAAACTCCCATTGCTTCTTCAGTTGCTTAGACAGTTCCGTAGCCTCGTCAAAGACCAGCTCGCCCGTTACGTCCTGACCTTCCACCTTCAGATCCTTCACCATACCAACCACCTTGCCACGCTCGTGCATGTAGAGCAGCACCGGGTTGCGCTGATACTGCGCCAGATCTATACCTGGTGTAAGAATTCGAGTGCCGTAGCAGTTCACGCTCTCATTACTGATTCTTACTCGTTTACCTTTGCTCATATCTTTTTTACCTTTTTATCTTTAAAAGCAAGAAGGCTCTTTTTACCTTTTTACTTTTTTACCTTTAAAAGTTTTTTCGGATGCAATATTACTAACTTTTCGCATAACCTCCAAAAAAGTATGAAATGGTTGCACACTTCTATGAAACCGCTGCACACTATTTTTGCAGATTGCCCAAAAAGTCGCAATTTTGCAATACCAAACCCGCAAGGCATCAAGCGCCTCCGTGGTTTTCTATTCACATTATAATAACATTCGAATATGACAAAAGCAGAATTAGAACGCAAGAAGAACCTCGCCCGAACCCTCTATATGGCGGGTAAGGAACAGGCAGAGATAGCCGAGCAGATTGAGGTATCCAGAGTGACAATATCCAAGTGGGCCAACACTGAGGGATGGAAAGAACAGCGAGCCGCCAAGAACGTGACGCGACCGGAGCTGGTCAACAAACTCCTCCTCACCATCGACACCCTCATCAGTCAGGTAAACGAATCCGGCGACCCGGACAAGATATCCGGATTAGGCGACCGATTGGCCAAACTCTCGTCCGTTATTCAGAAACTCGACAAGAAAGCCAACGTAGTGGATGCCATCGAGGTGTTCATGGCCTTCAGCAAGTGGATGCAGTTCCGTGCTCAGACCGACCCGAACATCACACCCGAACTTCTCAAGACATTCAACTATTACCAGGATCTCTTCGTTTCCGACAAGATGAATAATGGCTTTAGTTGTGATCTCTAAGGTATAACAATAATAATAGAAGCAAAGAAGGATGGCAACACTATCAGAGAAAAAACAGGCCATCGAGGCATGGCGGGAACATTGCAAGCAGATAGCAGCACTTACCGACACCTCGCTCATGGCTCCCGAAAGCAAGGCGGACAGAAAGAAACGTATTGCTTCCCTGCAGAGGGACTATGCTGCCTTCTGCGAATATTATTTTCCTCACTTCCTGCAGCTCAAGGATAAAACCACCGGCAAGGTACTGCGCACCATCCACAATGCGCCGTTCCACAACCAGGCAGCCCGCAAGGTGAAGTCAACGCCCAATCTGAAGGCGGTATTCATGTGGCCTCGTGGTCATGCCAAGAGTACCCATCTGGACGTTTTCCTGCCCCTGTGGCTCATGTTTCAGCCTCTCAGGCTCATCAACTTCATGGTCATCGTGGGCAAGAGCGAGGACGCTGCCTGCCGACTATTAGGTGATATCCAGGCTGAGTTAGAATACAACGACCGACTCAAGGCGGATTTCGGAGAACAGAAACCCTCTGGTGGCGATTGGACCGATGGTGAGTTCAAGGCACAGTGCGGCGTCAAGTTCCTCGCCTGCGGACGTGGTCAGAGTCCTCGTGGTCTGCGCGACCGTGAGGCACGTCCCGACTATATCGTCATCGACGACCTCGATGATGACGAACTCTGTAAGAACGAGAAGCGCGTCCGTGAACTTACCTCATGGGTTAAGTCAGCCCTCTTCGGATCCTTGGATGTGGGCCGTGGCCGCTTCATCATGGTGGGCAACCTTATCTCAAAGAACTCTGTACTTTTCAATATCGCCCACACCAAGGGCGTGTTCCTCTCCAAGGTCTATGCCGTGGATAAGAACGGAGACCCTACATGGCAGGAGAAGTGGACACGCGAGGAGGTGGATGCTTATCGTGAATTCGTGGGCTATCGAGACTGGAACAAGGAAATGATGCACAACCCTATCAAGGATGGTACCATCTTCCGCCACGAATGGATCAAGTATAAGCGTATGCCGAAACTCTCGAAGTACGATGCCTTAGTCTGCTACACCGACCCGTCCTGGAAATCGACTACCGAGAACGACTACAAGGCGTGCCGACTCTGGGGAAGCATCGGCAAGGAACTGCACCTGATAGACTGCTTCGTGCGTCAGGACACCACGGGTGCCATGGTGAGATGGCTCTACAATCTCTACGAGCGAAGCTTGGAAGAAGGCGCAAGTATCCAATTCTACATGGAGGCAAACCTGATGCAGGATACTGCCCTCGATGAGTTTGCTGCAGAAGGCGACCTGCGTGGCTACCAGCTACCTATCACGGCCGACAACCGCAAGAAGCCCGACAAACTGCAGCGTATCGAGTCCGTAGCTCCACTCTGGGAGCGTGGCGTGGTATTCTACAACGAAGCACTCAAAGACTCCGAGGATATGCAGGTAGGCATCGACCAGACACTCTCGCTCGAACATGGCAGCCGCGCGCACGATGATGCGCCCGATGCCGACGAGGGCGCCATCTATATCCTACAGAAGCAGGGCAGAGTAGCAGCCTTTGTTCCGAGAATAGTCAAGAGAATGAGCCCAAAGAATTCATGGTAGCAAAAACATTTCTAATTTCTCATTTCTAATTTCTCATTAAATCATGAGTTTCATCACGCAGGAAGATTTTAAGGTCGTGAGCAGCGAAGCTTCGCTCAAGGCCATCACGGGTGCTGACCCGGATAACATCAGCAACGCCATCGCGGAGGCACAAGAAGAGGTAGCCGGTTATCTGCGCCCTAAGTATGACACCGACCGCATCTTTGCCACCGAAGGCAACGATCGCAACCGTCAGCTCGTCATGTACACCGCCGATATTGCGCTCTACAATATGATTGCATCGCTCCCCAACCGTATGGGCTACGAGACCCGCAAGGAACGTTACGAGCGTGCCATCAAGTGGCTTGAGGGTGTACAGGCGGGCAAGATAGTCCCAGACCTACCCATCGCTACAGACGAAACAGGCAGCGACATCTCGCAAGGCGGAGTCTTAGCATACGGCAACGGACCCGACCGCCACAGCTGGTAAAATTTCTAATTTCTCATTTCTAATTTCTCATTAAATAAAAATGGCAAGATTGAACATAAATAGAGCCAAAGACCGCATAGAGGATGCCTGGAGAGCATTCCTCGGCAAGCCGCAGCTCTGGAGAACCAAATATGGTAACATCGAACTGGTAGGCAAGAACAACCGCCGACAGGTGGAAAGCATCATTGCCAAACTGCAGCGTACCACCGAAGCACTCACCAAGGGCGACATACAGAAGTGGCGCCGTGCGTGGCAACTCGCCATCAGCGTGGAAAGCCCCAACCGTCAGGCGCTCTATGACATCTATCGCGATACCGAAATAGATGCCCATCTCTCCGGCTGTATCGACCAGCGCAAAGGTTTCGTTATGGAGCGATCATTCAAGCTGGAAGACAAGAATGGAACACCAGCCGAAGAACTCAACCACTTCTTCGAGCAGGAATGGTTCGTGGAGTTCTGCCGCCTGGTGCTTACTACTCCCTACTGGGGGCACTCGCTCATCGAACTCGGAGACCTCGGTACCGATGGCGACGGATGCCTCGCTTATAACAATGTAACGTTGGTGGATCGCAAGTACGTCATACCAGAGCACCACCGCGTCATCACCGACCTCGGACAGGACTGGACTACGGGCATCGACTACCACGAGCCGAAATGGTTCGGCAATCTCATCGAGGTGGGCAGACCCGACGACCTCGGCCTCTACCTCAAAGCTTCGCTCCACTGCATACCTAAGAAGAACGTATTAGCGGCATGGGACGTCTTCAGTGAAATCTTCGGTATGCCACTACGTACTGCTACCACCGGATCCAGAGATCAGAAGGAGGTGGACCGTATCAGCGACATGATGGCGCGCATGGGTCAGGCTGGCTATGCCGTACTGCCTACGGGCACAGATATCCAAATCGTAGAAAGCGCCAAGAGCGACGCGTTCAATGTTTACGACAAGCGTGTGGATCGTGCCAACTCTGAAATCTCCAAACTTATCATCGGCCAGACCATGACCATTGAGGATGGAAGCAGCCTCTCGCAGAGCCAGACCTACCTGAAGGTGTTTGAAAACTTAGTGGAGAGCGATGCCAAGTTGCTCGCCAACACCATCAACAACCAGCTGATCCCTCGCATGGTCAGCCACGGTTTCCCTCTACAGGGTTATCACTTCGCATGGGATGACAGTTCAAGCTATACCCCGGAGCAGCAGATGGAGTATGAGAAGATGATCTCCGACCGATACGAGGTGGACGGCAAGTACTTCGCCGACAAATACAATATGCCCGTGGGTGAACGCATCCAGCAACCTTCACTCTTCGGCAGTGAACCTGCAGATCCAAAGGAAGACCCAAAGGACAACAAAAAGGACCTGAAGAATTTTTTCGACTGAGCCCCGAAGCTTACGAGGGGCTACACTCGAGATACAAGGAGATACTGAAGGGCATGGACGTGCCGCCATTCATATCTTTGACCAAAGAGGAGGATATTGAAGAAATAGCAAAGAAATGGGCAAGCGTTATCAGTAATAAGTATGCAAGAGAAGATGCCGAAGAGGCTGCACGAATTGTGTTAAGAAGTGGGATTGTTACAGAACTACCCGATTTGCGTGAGGCAGATTTAGGAGGAAAAAAACGTTATTTTGGTCTAACTCGTGCAGATTTCCACGCTGCTATATGCGAAGGAGCCACCAGTTTTATCAGGATAAATAAACGTGCTTATAAAACATGGAAAAAGGATTCTGACGATGCAGTACGGGGAGGATGGCATGCACAAGGAAACACCATCTTACACGAATTAGGACATTATATCGACTTTTGTAATGATCCCGATTTCTTTCGATCGGTCGAACACGAATGGAAATTGGACAACGTGGACAGGAAATTTGTCAAGAAGCAACTGTCAGAGTATTCACTTACCAATCGTGCCGAGTTTGAGGCAGAACTGAACTCAGCAATACTTAGTGGAAAGGTTTTCCCTGAGGAAATCCTTGAACTCTCGCGCATGAAACAAACAAAAACTCCTATTGCCAAGCAGCTACTTAACTACGGCTCTGGAAAGAAAGTTTGTTTGCCTAACGAAGACCTCACAAAAAAGTACAAGAACGCACTCAAGGCGATGTTTCGCCAAGAAGGCAGCACCTTTACCGTTGACATCCTTGGCAATAAGAATGTACAAGAGTTTATCAGCACCCACGCCACGATGCTTAATAATAGTTTTAAGCAAGTCAAGATGAGCGACAAGATGCGCGAGCGGCTTACCCGCTCCAATTACATCTTCTCGGGCATCAAGACGTTCCACGAGCTCAACGAGGCTTTCCCTTCCATGCTCGATGAGAATGGCAATAAAAAGCCGTTCGAACGCTTTCTGAATGACGTCCAGAAAATCAACGACACCTACAATGCCAACTATCTGCACGCCGAATACAACTTCGTACAGGCTTCTGCCACCATGGCGGCGAAGTGGGAACAGTTCAGCGAGGATGGCGACCGATACAACCTGCAGTACCGCACGGCCAAGGATGACAAGGTGCGCCCGGAACACGCTGCCCTCGATGGGGTGACACTCCCGATGAGCGACTCTTTCTGGGAAACCTATTACCCGCCGAATGGATGGAACTGCCGCTGTACCGTGGTACAGGTGCGCAAGCAGAAGTACCCAGCTACTGAGCACGGCGAGGCCATGAGCAGGGGCGAGGAAGCCATGAACGGCGAACGATACAATATCTTCCGCTTCAACAGTGGCAAGCAGGGCAAAACCATGCCCGACTACAACCCTTACACCATCAGGCGGTGTAATGACTGCGATGTGGCGAAGGGGGGTAACACGAAGCTTGGGTTTGTGCCCGACTATCAGCTTTGTCAAGGTTGCATAATGATCAGAAAGTGTAGCGAAGACAGAAATAAAGATAATAGTGCCAAAGCTACTAAAAAATCACCAGAGGTTAAGAAGTTACAGGGCACAACAATCTCTAACCCTGACTTTAATCACGAAGTACTCGTTACTGGTGGTTCTATTAGGGAATGGACAAATCAGCCGCATAAAGAGTATGCCGCAAAGAATAGTATCCTAAAACATATCGCCAAAGTATTCAGGGAATCCAATTACATAGGAGTTGTCGATAACTTCAAACAGAAACCGGGAGTAATACAATCCCATTTGTTTGAAACAACCGTATTAGGAGATGTTTCCTGGATAGTAATAAGAGAATACGATGATGGAAGATTTATTCTGCATAGTCTTTCAGACGGAGATAGAATAAAGACAGGTATAAGAAAAGAGTAAATTTCAAGGAAGTTATCCGGAGCTACAATCCGGAACCGCCCTAAAACCTACTCTTTCCGCTGCAAATATACAATAAACTTTTTAATCCCACAAGAATATGAGCAAGAAAAATCAAAATTATGATGAATTTATAGAAAAATTCAAGCCAAGGAAGACTACAGACGACTGCTATACCCCCCCACCTGTGTATGAAGCAGTATTAGACTGGGCACGAAAGCACCTCGATATTGGCGACCGCCCTGTGGTACGCCCATTCTATCCTGGAGGAGATTTCGAGCACTTCGACTATCCCGACAACTGCGTGGTAATAGACAACCCTCCGTTCTCCATCTTCTCGAAGATTTGCAACTGGTACGTAGAGCATGGCATTCCGTTCCTTCTCTTCGCTCCAGCCATGAGCAGCATCAGACAGAACGTCACCTATATCGGTGTGTCATGTACCATCACCTACGAGAACGGAGCGAATGTGAATACCGCATTTGTCACCAACATGATGGGCGATATCATCTGCACCACTGCTCCCGACCTCCACGAATCCGTAAAGAAGGCCAACGATGACAACTTGAAGCAAAGCAAGAAGACAGTAAGAAATCTTTCTTTCCCTGACTGCGTGCTTCGGGCCACCACGCTGCAAACCATGAGCCGTGCGGGCGTTGACTTCTGTATAAAAAGAGAACAGGGCTGTGTGGTCGGTCAGGCGTGTGAAAGCAAAAATGGCGAGTTCGGAAATTCTATCCTGCTATCCGATACTGCTACAGCCAAGAAGTTGGCAGCGGAGAAGTTGGCAGCAGAGAGACTGACCCTCACGGAGAAATCCAAGGCAATTATAGCACAGCTGAACAGCCCCTACTAAGGCTGGGCCTCTATCCCTACTACCGATGAACCTCGGTCCCTATTAGGGATGGAACCTCGTCCCTATAGGGATGCAAAGACAATATTCTAACGGTGTTCTATCACCATTATATTCACATTTTAATCTTAAAAAGTAAATGATCAATTACAGTATTGCAATGTTGGGCAACCCTGCCAAGAAGCAGGACCCAAAGAAAGCCTACGGTGTGGCTCAGTACACCGAGAAGATGACGCTCAGCGAATTTAGTGAGCATATCTCAAGCCACGGCAGCACATACGATGCAGAAGACGTGGAAGCTATCCTCGGAAAAGCCGTGAAGTGTCTGCGCGAAATGCTCCTTGCCGGCAAGAAAGTGGAGTTAGGTAAGCTCGGAGAATTCTACGTCACCCTGCACGGCAAGGGCACAGAACTCGCTAAGGACTACAACCCTGCCACCTGTGTGGAGAAGGTGAACGTGGTGTGGACTCCTGGCAGCCTCTTCGAGAACCTGAAGAAGGAAGCTGCCTTCAGCTTTGTAGCAAGCCGCAACGAACAGGCAGAGGCTAAGCGAAAGGCCAAGGCACAGAACGGCGACAACAATCCTGGTAATACACCTGACCCCGGAAACAAGGAAAACCCAGACGACAAGGGTAACACCGAAAATAAGGGCGACACCGGAGACACCGGACAGGACAACGGAGGCGAGGATAATGAGTTATAATCCTTATACAGGCATGAAAAAGGGCTGCACCACGCTTGGTGCAGCCCTTCGTTTTCACACATATCCGACATAACGAAATACGAAAATTTAAAAAAATAACCTAATAACTTAAAACAATCGAAATATAATATCTAAAAATAAGCGTATGCTCTTACCACGTTTTTAAATATTTTACCCTAAAGACATCCACATTCTCGAGCAGTTCCATGTGACTGTGATTGGTGTCTGTCATACAAGGATAGCTCACCTGATACTCAGCCCTCGGCTCTATGTCCTGCAGGGCTTTCCAGATACTTTCTCCTATCTCGAAGGAGGCATGATAGGCTTCATCATTCCAGTCGGTCACTAAGTGGAGCCTGAGATCTCCACTTCCTCTCACGCACTTCCCGAAGTCTGTATTCTTCACCACGTCCCAGCTGATTGTACCGAACTCTACGAACACTGCAGGACGTCCCCATTCACTTTCCTCATCTACAAAGGCGACATTCTCATTCCACAGGTCTATATGCTGCACTGCAGGCACCCCGTCTTCTATCGCCCTCTTGATATCCTTATATAAGCTTTCTCTTGGATCCATATCTATGATATATTAATTGATTTCTACTTTTTAAGATCAAGATGATTGAAGTATCCCTCAAGCTCATCCTCGATAATCTTTGTCACTTCTCTCTCAACTTCCGGGGCCATGCCCAAGAACTGGCGCTTCGGTATCTTAATGGTCTTACCCACCTTCATCAGCGCCATTGCCCGCCAGAACTCGGCGTTAGGATTAAGATTCATCTTGGAAGTCCAAGCATAGAAGCCACCATCAGTCAAAGTGCGACGCTTGCCGCCCTGCTTCTTGGTCATTCCCATCGAGTCATAGAACTTGGCTCGAAAATACCGCTTCATCTTCTCCGTTACCTTGATTTCTCCACCTTCGTTATGTATGGCTGCATAGGGAGAGGAAGAAAAGAACGTGATAGAGGTGGCATCGCTCCGGCTCTGAACGCTCTTCCTCAGGTCGCCCGAGGCTACGAGTATATGTCCGTCGCCTCTTATCGGACTTTTCCGCCTTGCCCATGCCTTGGTAAAGAACCCCTGGCGCTCGAAGTTCTTGTCGAACTCATCACCGATCTCCACCCTGATATCACTCAGAATATGTCTGATCACTACCGATAAATCATTATTTCCTGCCATATCTTTATCAGTTTTCAGTGTTCATAGTCCCATCCTTCAAACTTCAGGAAGGGTTCGTCGTCTTTAGGAATCTCATTACGAGGGTCGGCGCTCGCGTTCAGAACATTATATAGCTGCCGCTCACTGATGGCGTACTTCGGATAGATGTACCGCCTCCAGATTTCACGATTGGATATGCCCATTTTGGCATATTGGTCGTATATCGCATTGATGTCAGCTACCCGTTTCTTGTAGCTAAGTCCGTTCCTTTGATGAAATTTCCGCAAAACAACTTTCCCTTCCTTACTTACTATTTACAAACGTTATAACATGGTCTCTTTATCTTTCTACTCTTCTTTTTCTTCTTCCTCTGATGTTTCCTTGTCATCTTTCGGTGCGATGAAGATACGGCAGAAACTTGGCTCCATTCTGTGCCAGATGCCCAACTTCGGATCACGCTTGAAGAAGTAGTAATTGGTAGCATTCTTCTGCACCACATTCGACTCCTTGAAAAGTGCCATGATTTCGGCGTATTCCTGGTCGTTGAATTTATCCTCCAGTTCGTAGAGCTTACTGATACTCTTGTAGTCGAGATCTCCGGACTGGTTGCGCTCCAGGAGTGTCATTGCCAACTGGTACATCGGATCATTCTGTCCCTTCTCGCTTTTCTGCATGTACTCCTTCAGGAAGGTGACAAGGCGCTCGGCTGCAAGGTCTGCACGCTCGTCAAAACCCTTCACCTTATTGCAGCTTACCAGGAGTCGGAAGTTTCCGTCCGTAATGGTGTAATTGCGCTGGTCGTCGTTCTTTACCTGTCCGTACTGTCTCATGATGGACGTGAATGCCTCCACTTCGCACTCAAGCCATTGTTTGAAGCTCTTGGTATCTGACATTACCGTGATAAGATTTTCCTCCACACGGTGCATGAAATCGGCTCGCAGACCCTCGTAGGCATCACGCTTGTCGATACGCTCATTCTTGGCCTCCGCGTTGAGTTGCTGGCGGAGTGCCTCTTTCTGTTCGTCACTCAATGATGAGATATCAAACTGTCCCTGCTGAGTATTGCCTTCAGCTGGGCTGACTTTTTCTTCTTTTTTGCTCATAACCTAATAGTATTACTTGTGATTGATTAATATTTTGTTCTTTATTCCCAAAGGATTCTTCCCTCTTCATTCTTCCTTCTTCACTTCCCAGTCCTCCCTTGCGCTTGATAGCTCTCAGTTTGCGCTCGAGAGCTTCAAGGTCAGAAATATCCAACTGAGCAAACACCTTGCCGCATATTCTCGGATGAGAGCAGAAATCGTTGATGCGCTGCCAGTCTCCGGTGTTGACCCCTAACTCCTGCATCAGATGCAGACAGATGGAGCGGTGCCGCTTGCGCTGATCTCCATACCCGCACATGTTCTCGAGCGCCTTGCACATGTCGGTATATTCTCTCGTCGTCATCTCGCGAAGATGTGAGGTGCGACCCTTCGTGTACGTTGAGACGAGGGCTTCTTTCTGTTCTTCCTCATCTCCATAGTGCGGTACTTTCTTGAAGGCGGCATAAAAACGCCTGTAGTTCTTAACTGATCCTGCCATCCGTATTTCCCTTTAAATTGTACTACGTATATCATTCGAAAGCCGTTTTAATACTGTTCTATCATCTACGAAGCCGTTTACCTCTAAGACTGAACAGTTATCATTCCGTCGTTCGCAAGGCGGTACTCCAGGTAATGTTTGCGGGCAGTCTTGAGTACATAGTCTAAATCATGATACAACTCCACCTCTTGAATGATTGGCACGTTATCGAAACAGAGGTATATTTCACTCCCAAATTCTCTCACCTGCAAGCGTCTAAGCGCCTCACACTTGATATTCTGCTCATGCTTGAGCACCTTCTGACGGTGAGCTTCTTCTGAGATTTTCTCCCACCATGCCTTGACGGCAATAAATAATTTCTTCATAATTACAAGTATTATTATTAGTTTATAATTTTGTCGCAGCTTTAGCGCTGCATTGCCTTTATCTTAAATCCCGTCGAGTATATAGTCCATACTGTTCAGGTATTCATTTTTCATCGCATCTGCATTCATATCGGACACCTTGCCCGCTACTTCCTCATAGATCTGCGACTGGTCCAGGTAAGAGAAGTCTTTCGTCTTTTCCCTGATGTATTCTATGATTTCATTTACTACCTCTTCCATAATTCTCAAATATTATTACTTGCCTGAATGAGTCCATCCTCCCATACCTTGAAGGTGGCTCCGGCTTCTCCGATGAATCGACCCTGACAGACTGCCTCGTAGCCGACGACTTTTACTTTCACACCCGCCATATACTTCAGCCTGACTGCAGGCTTGCCCAATGGCTGGCTCTTCGCTTCCTGCGAGATGAAGATGAAACTCTTTCGGGGAAACTCATTCACCAAGGCTTCCACCTGTGGGTATTCCCAGTGAGAGGACTGGAAGGAATCTACAATGATGAACTTCGGACCCTTGCGCTGCTTCAGCATCCTTTTCAGATTGTCGATATCCGAATCCACGCAAACTCTAAACCTCCCTTGCTCTTCCTCCATGTGAAACCGCTCGATACGCTCCTTGAAGCTCATGCTCACTTTCTCTTCATAAGAACAGTAGAGCACCACGCCGTATTCGCAGAGTTTCTTGGCGAGCTGCATCACGAAAGAGCTCTTACCACCAGCCGAAGGTCCCGAGATAAACCAGGTATCATACATATCCGGCTGCCCGAAGCACCGCTCCCATTCTCCACCCCAGGGTATCGGCTTGTAAGTCATCTTCAGTATCTCCCTGGGACTGTATGCTCTTTTTGCCATATTTATCTAAAGCAAGAATGCTCTTTTTACTTTTTTACCTTTTTACTTTTTTACCTTTAAAAGCCTTTAAGAGATTTTCAGTTTCTCTATCTCGGTATATACTCGTCTCAATCCGCCTCGGGTCTGTCTCACGATGGTGGCGACGTCATATCCCTCCGGGGCATTCACCTTGGCCACGATGGCAGCCTGCTTCATCAGGAACTTCTCGCGCTCCTTGCCGTCGTCGGGTGTCACCTTACAGTATCGCCCACCGTAACGGCTCAGCATTTCGGTATATCCCACCTTCTTGCAGTCGATGCTTCGGTTGATCTTCTCCTTCAGTCCGTCGGCTCCCATCATATACCAGCCGCAGCAGTGCTCGGTGGCGTTCCAGAGTGCCTTCAGTTCCAGGAATGCCTCATACTGCAGGTCGCCTGCCTCATCGAGGATGATAAGCGGTGAGTCGATGGAGCGGAGGTAGTAGGTGAGGTCTTCATATACATCTCCGTAGGTTCCCTTGCTGTCAAGTCCGAATTCTGCCGCTATCTTGCGTATCAGGCGGCGCTTGGTCTTCACCTGTGAGCAGTCTATATAGGCTGCGTTCTTGTGGCTCTGTACGTAATACTTGGCGGTGTAGGTCTTGCCGATATTAGGCTCGTCGCAGAGAATCATCGAGAGGGCGGAACTCTGTGCGGTCTCCAGCTGCTTCGTCACGATAATGAAGGTGTCGGTCTTTCCCGTCTTCCATTCTATCTCGTGGCGCAGACTTACGCCCAAGCGTCTGGCCAAGCGTATCCAGTTGCCGTCGCTGATGGTTCGGTCTGTCTGTCCCTGCTTTACCATGGAATAGACTGAGGTAGCCAAACCGAGCACCTTGGCGTGCTTACTGTCACTGTCGAAGCGGACACGGTCTTGGGCCATCGCCGCCAAAATCTTCTTTTTCTGTTCTGTTGTTATCATTGCCATAAGTTTTTGAAGTTTATATCATGTCGATTGCACGCTGCAGGATATCTTCCTCGGTTTCGTCGTCCGTAAAGACGTCTATTGGCTCCGTGTCCGGCATATCTGCAGTAAGTTTTTTTATCTCTTCCGGTTCGTCTGCCTGACTGCCGGTCGTGCCGACGTCCCTTTCAGCCTCCATCGTTCCGAGAGCAGGAACCATGTTGTTATCTACGTAGGTATTGAACTCCCTTACCTTCTTCTGCTGATGATAGAACTTCCTGCGGTCTTCCTCGGTCTGTTCTGCCATCACTCGGTTGTAGGTTTCCACCTTCTCCACCTGGTCGATGAATCTGTCGCCCTGGAAGATGAACACATCCTGCGGCTTCCCGTCCTCATCCGGCAGATAGTAGGCGGTCACCTTGTAGTTGTTAGGCGCTAAGCGCTCCAATACTTCGGGCTTGCTCAGCCACCAGTCTGCATAGGCTACTCTTACCGTAGAGTTTCGCCTTACCGAAGTTTCCACCTTCTCGCCGATATATCGGGCAAGGGTAATGGCATCGAATGGGCGCAGGTTCGGGTTGATATGCTCCATCAGCACGTCCCATCGGGTCATACCGGGGTATTTCTTCTGATTAGGGTGCAGCGTATGGTTCCACTCGTAGTTGTCGCGGCGGTCGTCTGCCACAAGCTCATCAAAGGTGAAGTACTGCTTATCCTCCCAGGTATCATTGCCCGCATCGCTTATCTTCTTGGATTCCACTCTGTATTTCCACTTGCCGTAGAATCGGCCGATACCTACGTGGTTGCGGTGGATAATGCGCCGCTTCTTGGCTCCGTTGAGGTTTTCGGCCTGTTTCTCCTGTGAGTTCAGTGGCGCACAGTAGCGCACATAGCTGAACACCGTTCCTTCCTGCAGCAGGGTGTACTTATATTCCGACATCAGGTGGTTCTCCACCTCAATACCTGCCGGAATACCCCAGCCATGCTTGGCTATCAGCCTGAACATCTCTCTGAAGCATTCCTTCACCAGGTTCTGGTCCTTGTCCCTGGAATAGCTGGCACCTAACACGCACTGGCTCACGGAGTCGTAGGCATAGTAGGCTTTCACCCTCAGTTTCGTATCCTTCAGCTTGCGGGTCAGATCCACGTCATCCATGGTTATCTGGCTCAGCGAGTATTCTCCGGCATGGCGGTGCATGTGAGGCATACTCTCGTGCATGAAGGTGCTCCAGCTCAGCTGACTCTTATCCCAGATAAGCCTGTTCTTAGGCTTGTTCAGAATATTGCGGATGGTACTGTCGCTCAAACTCTTCGGGTTTCCGTCCTTGTCGCAGAAATCCTCCGGGTTGAACAGCTCGCCCGTCTGAATATCATATACGTCGAGCTCGCCACATACGAAAGCATCATACAGGTCTTTCACCTGTGAGTTGAGTGGCTTGTTAGGAAGGCATTGCAGACCAAGCACTAATTTTTCGGTCTTCACATCCACCTTTCGGGTGTTCTGATTGCCGAACTTACCACTGATCAGTACGCCGTAGCCGCCAACCTTATACTCATTCACCTTCTTTCGGAATCTCAGTGTCGATTCGGGTAGGGTATGATGATAGGTTTCCTTCAGTACCTTGATGGTCTTGGCCATCATATCCCAGTCGTAGCGTTCGCCCATCAGCTTGCGGTAGGCAGAGGCTCGTTCGTAGAGCTTGATACAGGTGTTGAGTACCGAGGCATTCACCACATACTCCTGGATCTTCTCTGCCGACAGGTCCAAGCCTGTCTGCTGTCTGCTCTGGAAGTAGCACATGGCGTGCTGATCTACCTCATAATTGGAAGTTATCCATCCTCGCAGCCTTACTTCGGGACCTCCGGGGAATTCTTCCTCCACCGCCTTGCGGTACTTGGTAGGCAAGCTATCTACGGCAACCAGGGCATAACGTCCTTGTCCCTTACCACTACGCACTACGTTGATGCGGTTTCTGGCAGATAGCTGCTTGTAGTTCGAGACTGTCATTATGTCACCGTCAACAAGCTCACGAGCAGATATGCAAAGTGTATTGCCGTAATATTCCATAACTATGATTTCTTTGCGTTTTGATTTCCGTACTTGCCACTTACGAGACAAGCATAGCCATTTCTTTCGAACAAATTCATCTTTTCGCGAAGTCTCGAAGGAGATGCCGGCAACTTATGATCATAATCGGCTCTTAGCTCTTTTACAGCATCTGCCAAAGATATCCAGTCGAACTTATCTCCCATTAACGGCTGCCAATATATACCATGATAATAAAGCTTTATACAACATCTCAGCATTGACGCATTTGCTATGCATCTCGCCTTCGCTTCAACTGTCAGGTCCTTATCGAAAAAGAACTCAGAAGCTTTAGAGTCTATGCAAAAGTTTTCCTTAAGCCATTTTTTTATTCTAAGCATATTGCCGCTTGGAATAACCGCTTCTAGTTTAAGGCGATACTTTACAGGTAGGCTATCAACTTCAACGAGAGCTGTATTTCCTTTTGCGCCACCGCCTCGACGTACCACGTTAATGCGGTTTCTTGTAGCCATCTTTTGGTAATTAGCCGGACTCATAATGCCCGCCTCACAAAGTTCTGGCACAGATATGCAAAGTGTATTGCCGTAATATTCCATAGCTATAACCTTTCTTTATTCTTCACTGGTGAAATAATCCCAGTTTCTACCCATACAGATGCCTACAGAGAGACATACGATGGCAGTAATCAGAAACCAAGTAACATCCATAATCTTCTTTTTATGATAATTAATCAGCAAGAAGGCCTATCAGCAAGAAGGCTCTTTTTACCTTTTTATTTTTTTACCTTTAAGCTGTTTTTTGGCCATTAAAGCCTCGCACTCCTGTACGTGCCCGGCTGCCTCATCGTTCCATGCCGATGCGTAGCGTTGCAGGGAGGCCATCTCGCTCACCCGGACATTGTCCGCAGATACCATTTCCTTACCCTTGAAGAAGATGGTAGCATTACCTGTCTTCTTGTCAAACTCCAGCACCGCTCCGTTGGTGAAGTACTGTCTGAAGCTTCCCTCATGGTCGAAGAGTAGGGTGTCATCCTTCTCAGCCACCACCGTCTCCACGCCGCCGTTAATCTTGGCGTACTGGCGGATGCGCTTCGCCTTATCGCTTTCTCCCCGCTTGGGGTCGAAGGTGAGGGCAAGCCATATCGACTGGTCCGACACCTTGAAGGTCTTGCGTATTCCTTCGCGTACCTTCGTGCTTACGTCTATTGCTCTTTTCATATTCTAACAATATTATAATCCTTTTCTAATGGTGGAGGAAGGCGGAGTCGAACCGCCATACATTCCAGCTACCTCCAAGTTGCCGGGATACGTTGCCCGGCTCGTTGTTAATCCTGATTCTTTCTACCCTTTGAAAACTAAACTTATGGCAAACATTAAGTATTTTTCGCTCAAAATGCTTATCTTTGCATCGAAATACATGTTTCACTTAAAATATATAAAGATTATGACTACAAATGAAATGATCCTCCAGGCTCAGATCACAAGCCTGCGCCGTGTTGCCGACGTTCTTCTTCTCCATTTCTGGTCCGATGCGGAGAACAAGACTCAGCTTATATGGTTCTCTCGCTATTTAAACTACAAATACGAGAGAGACATTCTTGCTTCTTCCGATTTCGGGCTAACCGATTCAGGACAGCAGCCTGAGCTTCTTGCTCGCCGACGTTACCACCTGCAGGTTCTGATGGATATTGCTTATCTGCAAGGTAATCTTGGAGAATTGAACATAGTTCGTCGAGTTGCTCCTCAAGACGCTGCACTCGCAAATAAAGTTTTTGAGAGCTACGATGGTTTCGACGAGTCGCTTTTCCGTGCGATTGACGAAATTGACAAATAGACTTTTTCATATTCTTTCTTTTATGTTTCACTTATTAATTTATCACTTATGGCACTTTACGTATTAGAGTTCCAGGCAGAGTTCCAAACGGTACTCCCGGAAGAAGAGTTGAAAAGACAGCTCTATCCTGTACACTTAATGCTCGACGGCGTAACGGAAACATTTTCCCGCAACATCGGCATACCAAAGTACTCCTGCTCAGGAGAAGAACTTTGTGTGCCTGGTCTATCGGCATTCCGGTATTCTGCCGTGATGCAAATGGGCAAGTCTCGCCTCGATATCTTAGATTGACTTCTTCTATCTTTCCAGCCTCTTCTAAGAGAGTTATTACCTTCATGCACTCTGAGATGGAATTTAAAAGAATTACACTTTTCGTCTTAGTTTCTTCTTTCATCTTAATCTCTTTTTATCAGGAGGAGAACCTATCATTCTCCTCCACTTGTTAAACACTCTATTTCTTCTCAACCTTATAGCCCTTACCTCGAAGGTAAGTCGCTACATACTCATCATCACCCACATCTTTGAGCACATCGAAGAGATATCCCTTCACATAGTCTGCAACTGCGCTTGATGATGCAAGCTCGATGTTCTTGGAGATAAACTCCACTTTCTTTGTTCTACCAAGGCCATTGAAGGCCTTCTCTACATTTTCCATCATTATAACTTTTTAAGTTCATAAATTTGCCCAGCTCGCGCTTTTTTAGTATCTTTGGCGCGGTGTTTATCTTAAACACGGTGCAAAGATAAGGAATAATTTTCAACCCTCCAAATATTTTGGGGATAATTTTCATTTTATGGGCAACATTTTAACAAAAATACAGCAAATTGCCTCTAATGAGGGGATAACTATCGGCGCTTTCGAGCGTTCTATAGGAGCAAGCAAGGGCGTTCTGTCTCGTGCTATAACCAATGGTACGGATATACAAGCTAAATGGTTGGAGAAAATAGTTGAGAATTATCCCCGCTATTCTGCTTCGTGGCTTCTCGCAGGCGAAGGACCAATGCTCAAAACGAGTACATCCGGCGCCGATGAAGCGCCATGCCCTGACGAAAAGGAGAGAAAAACGAAGAAATCAGAGAAAAATAGCGAATGTTCTTCTCGGATCCAAAAACTACCGGAGGGAAGTATTGAGGGAATTCCGCTCATACCTACCAGCGCCATGGCGGGCGCATTCACTTCCGATATCTCCTTCATGGAGTACGAATGCGAGCACTATTTCATACCAGACTTCAAGGGCGCCGACTTCCTTATCAGGGTAAAAGGAGACTCCATGCAGCCTACATACTACTCTGGCGACCTCGTGGCTTGCCAGAAGATACCAATGAACGACGTCTTCTTCCAATGGAACAAGACCTACGTCCTCGACACCAATCAGGGAGCCATCATCAAGCGAGTACTGCCGGGCAAGGATGATGATCATATCTGCATCGTCTCCGATAACACCAAGTACCCACCGTTCGAACTGGAGAAATCATACCTCCACGCCATCGCCCTCGTCAGAGGCATCATCCGTCTGGAGTAACCTCGTTTCATACCCACCTTTTGAACCCGTATCATTTTCCCAGCTCCGCGAAGATGATACACACCCACAAAAGCATCCCTCTGGTATTCCCCCTCTCCCTCAAAAGTGTCCCTCAGGTGTTCCCCTCCCCTCAAAAAGCGCCCCTCAGGTGTTCCCCCTCCCCCTGGAAGGCGCGAAAATAGGCCAAAAAGCCCCTATATACTATATATAATAAGGTGTAAATGCCAAAAGTCGAGGTCTGAAAAGGGTATGTTTCAATTCCAGAAAGTACATATAAAAAGTGTTTGAGAGAAGAATGAGGAAAGTTTACTGGTTATCAGTTACTTTCCTCATTTTGGTTAAAAGTGGCGAGGAC